ACGTCTCTCTGGCATAATCCCAGATGGTCTCATAACCAGCATCCCGGAAGAGCTCCCGGTCCCGGATTGCCTTAAGGTAATATCCGACGGCAATCACATTCCTGGCCGCATCTGCAAGACAGGCCTTGATGCTCTGGTCCGCCTGCTCCAGATCTACATCCAGATAATACGCAGATGTCTGCACCAGCTCTATACCTGTTTTTTCTTCCTCTTCCATCCTGTGCCTCCTATCCCATCACAGATCTTAAAAATTCTCCAGACTCCCTTGCCGCAATCTGTTTTCTGACCCGTACCTCCGGCATCCGGAGCGGAACGGTCATTGCCTCGATCCGGTCCGCAATCCGCTCATCGCAGTCCAGATGGCTGGTATCGCAGTTGCTGGTAAAGATCACCGGTCTCCGCTCCCGGTACCGGTAATCGATCAGCCGGAAGATGGCCTCATTGATCCATGCCTGTCCCCCGTCATGGGCGCCTATGTCGTCCATAATCAGCAGTCGGCAAGCATACAGGCCGTCCAATGTCTGACGATCCAATTCATCGCGGCTCTTCACCAGTTCGATGAGGTCTGGAAGCGTAATAAATTTAAGCGAAAACGGCCTTCTCGCTGCAATCTCATTAGCCAGGATACAGGCCAGAAATGTTTTCCCGGATCCTTTGACTTTTGAGAAAATATAGAGTCCCCGGCCAGATCGCTCAAATTCTGCGTACCTGGTTACAAAGGCATTTACAATCTTTTTCTGCGGCTCTGTATCCTCCCCATACAGGCTCCAGTCAAAGTCCTTACCGGTCTTTTGCATATACCCTTCGGGCATCATGCTCCTGGAAATCCGCCTGGACGGGTCATCTGCATACGGGGACTCGGATCCACATGGCATCATAAACGGCTGTGTCTCCCCATATCCGGGCACATCATACGTCACCAGGAGACACCGCTCCCGTCCCTGTCCGTATGGCCGGACCATCTTCACGGTTGCTTCCACCTGGCATGAACTGTTTATAAAAATCCGCCGCCGGTCTCCGATCCGCATCCCCATCACACTCCTTTGCGCTCTCCCTGTTCGTATAATTTCCGTCCAGAACCTTGGCCATGTTGGAATCCGCCACCAACCAGTCAAAAGTGGCGGACCAGTTTCGATTGTTCTTGCCTTTCAGGAAATCACTTGCTTCTGCCATCTCAAAGAGCTTCTGGAAATCCTCTACGGTATATCCAGCTCTCAGCCTGGCCCGGATCGCCTTCTTTCTTGCTTCTGACATTTTCACCAGGCGGGGATACGACCCGCAAACGGAGTTATAAAGCTCTCGAATCGTGGTGATCTGGTCAGAAAAGGCATCCGTCTTTTCTGGTAGTACGTCAGTACTACTCTTTTCGTTTTGTTTATGTTTATGTTTATATAATGTGTCACTAATTTGCGTACCATCTTGCACACCAATTTGCATACCATCTTGCACACCAATTTGCGTACTAACTTGCTTACTATTTGCCATAGTGACTTTATATTTAGTGGCCTTCGTGGCCTTTTCCTGAAAGTCAATCAGCCCTCTCTGCTTCAATTCGTTTCTCGCTTTCAGTATTCCTGACCTGGATAAACCTGTCAGTACCGAGAGCACCTGATTCGGCGCTGCAAACCACTCTGTCCAGTTGCTCCTGTTGCATACATGCAATAATGCAAAGTATAACGACACCTGCCCTGTAGACAACGGATTTGTTGTGGCCGAATCCCAGAACGCATTGATCTGGGCAATATAATTCATAAAGGCAGTCACCTACCTTTCATCTTTCTGTCTTAATTCGGTACCTGCTTCCCATTCACGAAACAAGGAAAACCAGTCCTCTAACCTCATGGTAACAAGCCATTCGCACCGATCGCGCCGATGAAAGACTGCAGGCAGTTCTCCATCCTTTGCATCCCGCACAGCCTGTTCCATCGCATCCAGAAGATTTAGCTTTTCAACTCTCTTGCACTCCACATGGATTCCCGGAAGCCCGACCACGTCCGCATCTCCGGATATTCCGCAATATTGTTGTCCTCGTCTTGCCTCATATCCATGTTCCCGGAAGATCTTTGCCAGCTCCCGCTCCCCACGGCTTCCTTTCTGCCTGCTGTTCATACGTCTCTCTCCTTTAATCCCCGGCGTCGACAGCCAAAACGCCGGGATATTTTACTGTGACATATTAAAGAAGGGGAGGGCTGTCTTTTTATGCTTTACCCGATGATCGTGATATGCTCCAGGATCTCCTTCGGCGCGTCTCCGAGTTCGTTTTCAAAGTATTCCTTGATGTTCTGGACTGCCTCGTTCTTCCAGATACCTCCCTCTGCCTCTACGATCTTAAAGGCCGGGGCCCCTTTGTCGCTGATCCGGAACACAAACTGACTGCGCGGCTGCTCCACTTCCTGGAATGTACGGAACGGGATCAGCTCCACCGGATTTGGCACGATCACATCCGCCTTTGATGCCACACCTACATTCATCGTAGCCACCTGCGTCCTGCCGTCATCCGAATATGTCTGCTCATTTTTCTTTTCCACGTTGCCGGCAAATTTCATGATGGCCTCCAGGTCCGGAGTCATCTGGAAGTTGGACTGCAGCGCGATCATGAACTCCTCCTGGTCATACCATCTTCCGAACTGGAATTCGGATGTTTCCGCTTTTGATGAGAAAAGGTATTCCCTTTTTCTTTCCCCGTCGAGGAAGGAGACCAGGCTGACCAGCTTCGGGCTCTCCACATGGATGATCATCTTATTGCCCTTAAACTCCTCGGAGCAGCGTAAAATATACTCTACCATCGAAGACAGAGTGGATGCCTCCACAGCTTCCGCCCGCTTCGGAGCCCCGTAGCGCTCCAGGCGCCGGTTGGCATACGTCTCCCCGCAGATCTCCAGGACCTGTACCTTCTCGGAGCTGTTTCCCAGCCCCACCACATACTGTAATGCTTCTTTTAATCCTTCCAACATATCTGATTCTCCTTTCTTTTATCTGGCTGACCGGAGGTCAATGGGCCCCCGCCGCTCCTCTTCTAAAATCTCTCCCGTATCCGGGTCAAACGATTTTTCATGTACCCCAGGATCCGCAGGGACCGCATCATAGGCTCCTGTCACGGCCGGGCGGTTATTTCCATACTCGGACATTTCCACCCGTCCGGTACGGGCATCCTGGCCGATCAGGAATACTGTTTCCGTCTTTGCGATCCCGGCCAGCTTTGTCCTGATGTTAAATGCGACCTGGATCGTCCCGGCTTTTGAGGGCTTAAATTTGAGATTTATGGTCATCCCACGGGCGGCCTCCGGATCCATATTGGGATCTATGATATTCCGCCCGATCTGGGCCAGGGCCATGGAAAACTTTTCCGCCAGCTCTCCTCCGGCGATGTTGTCAAACGTGATCGGCATCTGCTTCTACCTCCTTAGTCGTTAAAGAACGCCGATGCCATATCCATCTGCACACCGGCCTGTCCGCCCTGCTGGGTGGGCGGGGGAGTCACCGGCTCCTGGATCTGCGCCGGTCTCTGGGGCTGAGGCTCGGGAACGGCTGCATCAGCCTCTGCCGGAGCCGGAGGAGCCAGGAAAGAGGCTTCCGCTCCGTCCCCCTCCTCCTCACTGTACATGCCGGAGAAACTTTCCGGAAACGCTTCCCGGAGCGCCTGTACCAGAGCCACCTTGCGGATCATCGTAGCCGGTTTCTTGGACCACTGGCTGTTTAAGGAGCCATCCTTCTTCCGGCCGGCATACTCATCAAAGGATACCTCAATACGATATGTGTGGGACCGGTCTTTCCGGTACACTTCCGCATATCCCCCCACAAGCTCCTCTCCGGGAAGTTTCAGGGTTCCGGTCCTGTATACGACCTCGTTTCCGGACATTACGATAATACCGGCCTCCATGCCGTCAAATCCCGGTGTTTTTTCGGCCCGCTTCATAAACGCTTCTTTGCCAACGACCATCGTGGCCGGTTCGTTCCCATACTTGATGCAGTACGCCTCTTTTAACCACGGGTTTAAGCCCGCATATTTGCAGAGATTGATAAACATGACAACCTCCTGCATGGTCACCCGCTCTTTGTCTCCGCTTACCAGGTAATCCCGCACGGTCTGAGGGGTTAAAACGATCGTCTCACCGGCCACCTCAAATTCCACACGGTCTGCTTTCGGCTGTGTTTTTGTCAGACTGTTTCCTACTGCCATTTTTGTTTCCTCCTTTTACTGCTGCGGAACGGGTCCGAACTGGATCCCGTTATCCTTTAAAAACTGCTTTAACTGCACCATCTGGGCCCTGGTCACATACACCCGCATATTAATCGCAGTCACGGGTTCCTCCGGCCGCGGTTCCTCTTCTGCTGCTGCGGGGAACGTCTCAGCCTTCTGCCCGGCCCGGATGATCTGCTCGGTCTCCTTCTTTTCCCTGGCTTCCCGCTCGGCCTTCTGCCTGGCACGCTCTGCCTCATACTCCTGGCGCTTTCTTTCTGCCGCCTCCAGGCGGTTCTGCTCGGCCAGTGCCGCGCCGATATCATAGGTCTTTAAAAATACGGCTTTCATGTCGGCGGCATACGGGCTATCCACCTCATTTAAGACTGCAAGGCCCTCATCCACCCTCTGGATCATGGCAAGGATCTCCGTCTTGACCGCTTTCATAGTCACGCTGGCATTGGCATATTCCGGCCGCATGACCCGCTCGAAGGGGAGATACTCCCCGATGTCATGGATGTTGTCCTCATAAAACTCCCGGATCTTATCCGTTTTCTCTTTCCGGAGCCGCTCTTCATATGCCTTTACCTGGCTGTCGATATTGTCAATGGCAGCCTGTACGATGGCCACCAGTTCCTTTTCTTCCCGGTCAAACTGCTCATACGGCTCCAGGTACTTCCTTTTGATCTCTTTCCGCTTGTCCTCCAGGGCCTCCGTAAATTTCCGGAGCTTTGCCCGGTCCGCCCTGGCCTGTTTGATGGTATCATCTGTATACACGGCCATCTCATAATCCCGGACCGTCTCCGAGATCTCCGCCTTCAGTTCCTGGAAATTCCATTTAACCACCTGTGCAAACCCGTTATCCTGCGGGCTGTAAATCTTTAACTCCATAGCTGCCTCCTAAATAACCGGAAGGACGAGATTCGGCCTCCGCCCGGAGACCACGCAGTCCCAGAAGCCCTTTTCGGCCTCCACGAGCCACCGGATATCCTCCAGCACCTCATCCCTCTCCATAAAATAGTGCTTTGTCGTAATCCGGAGCTCTCCGCTCCGGCTGTCCTTTAACTGTGCCTTTAAGACCACGAAATCATATCCCGTCACAGCCAGGTAATGGAGGATCTGGCAGTAATACTGGTCCGGGATCCTCCCGTTCCACTTGACGGTCTGCGCTCCCTGGAGGATCTCCGTGGTCTTGATCTCCAGGATCCCGTGCCGCCCCTCCGGATCCACAAGCTCCCCGTCCAGGGAGGCATGCATCCAGGGGTACTCCGGGTTAAGGAACATGTTGTTCTCCTCATACAGGACCTGGTACTGCGGGAAATCCATAGCAAACAGCGCTCTCAGATGCCCCTCTGCCTCGGTTCCATACCGGACATAATCCCGGTCTGAGATATCCTCCGGAAGTACCAGCCCCATCTTCTCCTCCCAGAGCTGGACGTTGTCCTTATAGGGGCTCAGCCCCACACAGGCAGCTGCATCCGACCCGCCGATATGGTTTTTTCGTGCTTCCAGCCAAGTATCCCTGGAAGGGAGAACAAACCGTTCTGCCGTCATCGCCTATTCCTCCTTAGTGGCTTCCAGGATCTGCTTCAGCACCTCTGATCTTCCGCCATTCGCCTCGATCTCCTGGTCCATCAGCCCCTGTGCTTTTCCCGCAAATGCGGCCAGCGCTTCCAGCTGGTCCAGGGGAGAATGGTTTTTCTGTGATGCCCTGACCTGGGAAAAGCACGTATCCGCCAGAATCCTTGGGAAAGAACGGCGAAATGCCCCTTTCAACATC